AGTGCGGTCGTCGGTGCTACGCATCAGCTTGACGGCCGCAATCACGCCATCTGTGTGTGCGTCACTCAACTTCTTCTGGTCGGTAAGCGAGTCTGCCAGAACAGAAATCCGCTTGAAACCGTCAGGCACTTGCGACTCGTCAGTGATCACCTTTGTTTTGAATCGCCTCATCTCGCGTCCTTTCGTATGTGAAAACCAACCCTTTTCGTCGTTTCTGCGATATAAAAAGCCCGCTCCGCGTCCTGCTCGGCGGGTGGTAAGTGCGTCCCTGCTACTGCGGTTCCACCGCTCTCCTTCCGGCAACTAGCTCCGCTTGCCGCCGGTCCTTTCTGCGTTCAGTGCGTCACGTCCTTGGCCGAAACGGCCAGCCATCCGCCGTCAATCTCGATGCTGAGTCGGTCGCCATCGACGTTCCAGATGCGTCCCTGCCAACGCTTGCCGGCTGAGCATCCGCTTACGAAGTCGCCAATGGCGTAGGTGACCTTCGGGGCTGGGCCCAGCGTCTGCTCGTGCAGGCCGGCGACGGCGGCGAGGTACTCGTTTTCTGCGGGGCTTGATTTATTCGTGATCATCGGGGTGCTCTCCTTCTCTTGGGTTGCGGTAGTGTACAGGCGTCCACCTACGAGGCAAGCGTCTGTACGAAGATTCCAGTGGCATACCTGCACGGCCTTTCCTTTCCGAGCCTTGTGCGTTGTGCAGGTATCTACCTTTGCAGTGCAAAAAAAGACGTGATGATCGTGACGAGGTCAAACACGGCTCGAGCAACCGGCGTTTGCGTTCCCAGCTGCTGGCCCAACTGAACCAGCGTCAAGGCAACCACGGCGTCGTTCCACGTCACTCGCTTCACGGCATCACCTCCATGTGGTCAGCAGGCTAGTGTAGATATCTGCGAATGGTCAAGAGCAACTTGACCAAGATTTCTTTGCCGTAAAAAAACCCCAGCAAACTGGGCAAACCCTATTGGTTAGCCAACTGGTCCGCCGCTTGGCGGCCTGCCGCCACGGGTGCCTGAATCGCGCTCTGCCTGCTTTTGCTCAGCCAGTTCCCTGAGCTCGATGGCGTCATACACAGGACATCTCTGGCCAAACCTGTGGTCTGACCAGATGTCGCCGTCGCGCGCAAGTTGGCGGATGTAGCCAACCCGTACCCCAAGAATCTTCGCGGCATCGGTGGTTCCGATGAGTTCTCGCTGCGTCTCCGTGGTCATGTCCATGGCCAGGAGTTTAGCGGGCTGTCCAGCGGGTGTCCGTTTTTTCTTCGCCATGTTTCCAGTTCACGCAGTTCGATCAATCATACGGATCAACTCGCCTTGCCTGCTGTACTGGAAACGCTGTACAGTAGATTCGCGGCGATGTTTCTAACGGATGGGGTGTAGATTGAACATCTGTACAGTATCCGGTAGCATCGCCTTTTTGACAAGAAAATGGGAGGCGTGCGATGACTTTGAGGGATTTGCTGATTGACCGAGTAGCCCCGCTCAAAGGGCTCTCTGACCGCTCGGTGGTGATGTACCTGAGCAGCCTAGACAGGTTCCGCGACTACCTGGGGCATGAGCCCACGGTGGACGATCTCGATGATTTAACGGCCGCAAAGTTCCTGCGGTGGCGGCAGGCCACCCAGCACAGCCGCTACAAAAAGATTTCGCCAGCCTCGCTGGCCAAAGATTCCGCCCACCTGCGTAGCTTGTGGACGTGGCTGGCCAAGAAACGCTGGAAACGGTCTGACGGCGAACTGGTCGAGTTCCCAGACTACGCCCGGCCTCGCGTCCCTAAGCCCGTCCCGAAGGCCTTCAGGGCCGAGGAGCTTGCCAGGCTTGTCGATACCGCCAGGCACAGGAAAGGCACCGTAGCGGGCAAGCCAGCGGCCTGGTACTGGGTCACCAAGATTCTCGCCATGTTTCAGACGGGCGAGCGCATCGGTGCTGTGCTCGAGCTCCGGTGGTCAGAGGTGGATCTGGAGCAGCACACGCTCACGTTTCTGGCTGCCACCCGCAAAGGGCACAGAGAGACGATTACGCGGGCGATCACGCCGGAACTGGCCAAGATGCTGGCCATGCAGCGAGGGGCCCCTAGCGAGCGTGTGTGGCCTTGGGTGGAGGATCGTGAGTTCCTGTCCATCTACGGCAGCCTGCGTGTGCTGTGTCGCACAGCTGGGGTGCCATACCACCCGTTTCATTCAATTCGGAAAAGCACAGCGAGTTATCTGAAACGGGCCGGAATCTCAGCCAAGAAACAGCTGGGGCATAGCAGCGAAGAAATGGCCGAAACCCACTATTACGACGAGGAGATAACGGGCAGGGAAAGCAACCTCGACTACCTGCCAGACATCACGCAGCGGCCCGAAGACAGGCCGGGGGCTGGGCCGGGCAAGCCGAGATGAACCAGGCACAGGGCGAGCGACGGCAGGGAAAGGGAGTAAAACCTGCCGCCGCTCAAGCCCCGGCCTAGGCGTTTTCTTTCATGGCCTTTGCCACCGCGAGCAGTTGCCACTCGGCTTTCAGCCGTTGCACTTCTTGCAACAAGTGAATCACGTAGCCGGCCAGCGTCCCGCTCGTGCCCGTGTACGCACCCGAGAAGCGGCGGGCGGCCTGCTCCATCGTGGCAAGGTGTTCGGGCGTTAGCGGCTCAGCCATTGCGGCCCTCATCGAAAAGCACAATCGCCAGAAGGCTATACGCCGAGAGATCCAGTAGCGTGTCGCGCACTCCCTCGTGGACGAGCCGGCCCGTCTTGCAGTACGTCTTCAGCCGCTGCACCTTGTCGGCCACTCTGACGAGACAGGCACGCCACGGCTCGATGCCAACGAACTCAGCGCCCTGGCGGATGTTGGCCAGCGGGTCGCTCTCGCTCCCGTAGTCCTGGCTCTTGCTCAGGTGCAGATGCCGCACCTCCTCGAGCAGTTCCAGAAACGGCAGCGAGCCGGGCCGCTGCTCGTGCGTGATGCCGTCGCCGGCCAGACGCTCAAGGGCTTCGTCTAGTTCGTCCTGCGTCAGGCCAGCACGGTGCAGGTGGTGCTCGTGCAGCAGGTGCTCGATGTATGGCTCATCGACGTGTTGCGGTTCCTCTGCTTCTGCGACAGATGACGCAGCGTCTGTCGCCGCCTGCGACACACCGTACCACTCCTCAAGTGGCCTTCCTTCGGCTTGCGCCTCGCGGCGTGCCTCGACTGCGTTTCGTAGCGTTTCGTTTGCTTCTGCGATTGACGGGCTCATCGGCGTTCCTTTTGGTAAGAAAAAGTGCAGCGTATTTCACTCGTCAAAGGATGAGTCATCGCGTGGCGAGTCGTGGAAAGACGCACGCAGTTCTGTGTGGTCCGTGTTCCACCTCAGCAGCATCCACCAACCGCCAAGCGGGCGCGAGCTCATGCCCTTCTCTACGGCCCAGCCATCGGTGAGGCACTCTTGCTTGTAGGCCGCCGATCGAACGAGGTGAATCGGCCGCACCCGCACGAGCCCCGTAGGAGAGAGCCGTTGCCGGCTGGCCTCAATGAGCGTTCGCTGGTGGACGTGCCCTGCGTGAACGCAGTCAGCGTCCACGTCTGTCAGATAGCGGCTGTAGTCAATGACGCCGCGAGTCACCGGCCCACCTCCACCATAGCCATGGTGGTACCAGAGTCGGTACAGGGCCGTGCTCGTCTTTCCGGCCTTGGCCCGGAACATTACCCAGCCCGAGTAGCCAGCGGCCCGGCACTTGCTGCCACGCACCCGCAGCTGCTCAACGAGCCGCGTGGTCAAGCACGTCTCCATCCGCTTCCGCACCGCAGTCTCGTGATTGCCAGGCGTGATGAGTGCCATCTGCTCGCGGTACGGCTCAAGGTACTCCGCGCACTGGGTAACGATGTCGTCGTAGTAATTGCCCCTCTGAAACTCTGGCCTTACGTCCCACTTGCCATTCGATCGCGGGTCGTACTTGCCACCCATCGCGTCGAAGTGATCGCCAATGCTGAGCACTGCGGCGTTGAGCTCGCGGGCTTTCGTGAGATCCGCCGTGAGCTTCTCTCGGTTGCACTTCACCGAGTCCCAATGCCAATCGCTAGAGAGCAGCACCCATAGACGCTGGTTGAAATCAATGCGTGTGACGCTGCCTTCAAGGCTTGTGACGTTCCAAGCGTCCGATGCGTTCTTGCGGCGGAATGTGCCAGCACTACGGCCCATCGTTCACCTCGCGGTATCCAAGACTCCAGAGCACGCGGGCAATATCCTTGCCCTGCTGCTCTACGTGCTCCTCAGACTGCGTTGGATTCAAGGCGTGAAGAAGTTCATGCACCAGCACCTCGAGCTTCTTGCGGCCACGCATGCGAGCGTCAAGGATGATTCGCGGGTGCTTCGCCTTCTGGCTGAACGTGTACCCGTAGGCAGCGCCCTTGAGCGTCGTAAAACGCAGCAGCCACCGCTCGTCGCCGTTCAACGTGAAAACGTGATCGTCTGCCACGGCTGGCCCTTTCGCACACTACCGTAGCGGGGGCGTCAACCGATGCCGATCTTGCGGCCCAGTTCGTTGAGCGCCTCAGCCCTCTGAGAGCATCCACACGGGCGGCCGATAGCGGCACTGACTCGCTCTTCGGTGATGCCGATGGCGGATAGGCCAGCCTTCACCATGTCGCCAAGGCCGGGCTTCGCTCGCGGGTAGGCCGGGTGATTGGTATCTACCTCAACCATGTCGTCATCGTGCGCAAATAAGATGCATTCCAAAAAGTCGCCAGCAAAGCCGCGAGTTTCTGCGAGATACTCAAGCGACTTGCGAGAAATCTTCATGGGACAAAAGACACAGATATTGAAGGCTGGGACATGTACCCTGCTCCGTTGGTTGTTGTTGTCCCATTTAAATACTCGTCATACGTCGTCTTGGTTCCGCTGATTGCTGATATAGACACAGCATCAGGTACACCGCTTTTGTCAAGCTGTATTTGCCATTGCCACAAATCAACAGCGTCGTACCAGTTTAGATATCCAGAATAAGGCACGTTATACGATAATCTTGGTACGTGATAGTTGCGAGTGGTTCGAACTTTTCCAGTAATGATGCTGCCGAGTTCATTTGTTGTGCAGTCTAACCAGTAAGGTGTTTGCCGTTGTGTGTAAAGCTCAAAACGGTCGGTTGCTATAAAAAACCCAGGTTCTGAAAACTCCGACCGTGTAACTCTTGCACTGACCCAGGTATCACTATTTGGGTTATCCCACGCGCCTGGGTCCTGGTCTAGATTTATTTCGATGAGTCTTCCCCCAGGGACTGATAGACCTTCCCATGAAATATTGAGAAGCATTGCGGAATACCAAAAAACAAGCGAGCCATCAACGAGCGCGTAACAAGGGGCTGCTGCTGTATTGCAGCACGAGCACGTAGTGGCAAGCTTTGTTGCTTTCAGTACGGGCTTTCCTGACTTTAACGCAATTGGCATTTCAGCACGCCGTTGTTCCAACAAACTGCAGATTGCCGCTTACCAGCACCATGACCTGCGTCCCGCTTGCTGAGTATCCAGGCAGTTGCGTGAGGTTTGGCTGAAGCAGAAACCAGGCAGTTCCATCTTTCGCAATAGACGCATCGCACGCGCCAGCAGGACTGAGGCCGCAAACTAGGTTCGTGGCTGAAACAGTGTTGGGCGTTGTGGTCTGGTACTTAAACGTGACGTTCTTGCTGCTGCTGATGGCCCACGAGCCCGTAAAGGTGCAGACGCGGAAAACCTTTCCGCCTAACCCTTCCGAGCGATTGCCGAACGTGAGCGGCGATGAGTCTCTGCCGCCGGCCTCAACGGTTCGCACAACCTTGGAGATCCGCTCCGCAGCTGGGCGAGTAAAGACAACGCGGTCTGTCTTGGCGGCTTTCCCGTCTGGCTTCTGGGCCATGCCTACAGCCCTCCGCCGGCGCTGCCTTCAACGGCGTCTGAGCAAACGCTGACAAACGACGCAGACGCGGTGCTGACCACACGCACGTCAACAGACCCAAACATCACCACTGCCGTGCTGGCCGAGACGCTCGCAGAGTAGGCAGTGGCGGGCGTGTGCCCTGATGTGTGCAGGATGTACTTGTAGCGTCGCGGGCTGCCGCCAGATTCGTACTCTTGCGAAGTGCTGCTGAATGACGTGCCATACGGGAAAGTCACCAGCGCAGTGCCGCTCGAGCTGCTGAACGATACGGCTGGCGTGTTGGCTGCTCGAAAACTTCCGGCGGGTGACAACTGCTTGAGCGGCGTGTTGGCTGCGTAGAAGCTCGTGCCGTCAGTCGTGGACGATGAGAACACAGGGTACGAAGTGCAAGAGAATGACCCCGAGTAGGAGGTGCTGCAGAAGGTGACGCGAATGCCAGCAGTGCCTGCCGACGCGATGGAGATATTTCGTTGGTATGCCATGGCTTAGAAGTTTGGCTGCCCGAAGTACGAGGCAAAATCGACTTCCTTATAAACGCGGCGAGTGATGAAGTCCGGGCCTTCGTCGCCTGCCTTCATGTTGCCTAGCGTGGTTAGCGGTCGAGGCGTAGCAGAAGGCAGGTACTCTTTCGCGTCCCAGTCAATCACATAGCATCGCTTGCGCTCGCCGCCTTGAATAAAGTTCCAGCCAACATTGGGCAGCAGTAGGTTGTGCGTGCTGGCACGGAAAAGCAGTTCAACCGTGACCTGCCAGTATCGGATCTCTTGGCCGTTCACCACCTCTGACGCCTGCTGCCCGCCGATGCCAGAGCAAAACCACGTGTGAGCATCGCCGCCAAGATAGCCAGATGCGTTCACTGAGTTTGTGACCGACGCAGCCAGATCAAGCGGGAATGTCGAGCGATTGCCTGCGATCGTGGCACGTACCTCAGCCTCGGAAGCCGTTAGCCCCTCAAAGAAATCTCCAGCAGAGTTTGTCAGCGGCTTCTTTGAGTCGTTGCCGCTGCCGTCGTAGTAGACGAGAGCCGGCACCTGGGCACCACCTGTCGAGAACGACCACACGTCTGGCCGTGCCAGCGGGTTGGGGTCAAGATCCTGCTGCTTCGGCAGTTCGTACTTGTACGTGATCTCAACGTGGTGCCTGTCAGTCTCTGAGATTTGGGCATCGAGCATTCTGAGGTAGGAGGACTCTGGGTGAGAGTCTCCGTGCAGGATGCCGACAGCGCCGATGATTGCCTGATGGTCGGTTGGCTCGTCTAGTGTCACCACGAACTTGAGGTCAGCCGTTGGGCTCTCTCCAAAACGATGAGAGAACGTGCGCGGGATGACTTCGCGGTATGCAATAACTGCCATTACGTGCCCAGTATTTCTACCGGCGATGCGCCGATTGCAAGCAGGCCCTGCTTGATCTCCTCGAGCTTCTTCAACTGATCGCGCCGCTGGGCAATCGCTGGATCTTCGCGGCCAAGGGCAAACAGCGAAGAGATGCCCTCGCTGGTCCGGATGTCATTGACGTTCAGCGCCGAGGCAGCGGGCCGCGAAAGCTCTCGTGAGATTTCCTTACGGATGTCGATGCCTTCCTTGGCAAGATTCCTGAGAGCAGTCTGAGCCTCGCCACCGTCAATCAGCTTCTTGTCGAATGCCTGGCGTACGGACTTGAACTGATCGGCCAGAGTAGTGGCTGGCTTCAAGATGTTCTTGTCTACGCCAAGGGCCTGCAGTTGCCTCTCGCGGTCCTGCGCCTTCGCCTCTTTCGCAGCCGCCTGTGATAACGCGAGACGTTGCCTAGCGTCTGCAAGCGATTTGGAATCGCCGGCACGCTTGGCGGCAGCCAGCGCCTCTTCAGCAGCACGCTGCTCAGTGACGATTGCCAGCAGATCCTTATTGAGTTGCAGGCGGCTCTTCTCGGCGTCGCTCAGCCCGGCGTTGGCCAGTTCTGCAGTACGCTGCCGTGCCTCTTCTGCTGCATTTCTCGCGGCGTCTGCGGCAGCCTTTGCGGCTTCGGCGTCAGCCTTCCTGGCGTCAGTGACGGTGCGAACGTCTGCCGTTAACGCCTGGGCGTCACGGCTGGCCAACCTGATTGCGTCACCAAAGGCGAGCGAGTCTGTCGTGATGCCCTCGGCAAAGCCCTTGATTTCACGGAACCGCTCGAGGACTGCGGCAGGCACGCGATTGAGTCCGCCAAGCTCCTTGGCCAGAGCCTTCACGGCCGCGCTCGCTTCGTCGATGGCTTCCTGGGCGAGATCCTGCGCCGTGAACGTCGGCACCTTAAGCGCGTTTTTTGATTCCTCTCCAAACCTTTTTACGTCACTTACGGCGGCTTTCATTTCAGCCGACAGCTGGCGGACTGACTTTATTGGATCTCCAATGCCGTCCGTAAACTGAGCACTTGCTTGACCAGAAGACAAAGCAAGATCAACGGCAGCACCAGCAGCAGCGCCGAAAAGCGTGATCAATAGCCCTACGCCAGTGGAAGCGATCACGCTTTTAATTGCAGCCCCCAGCCCCCTGATGCTGAAAGCAGCAAGGCCAGCACTGCCAGACAACCTAAACGCCTCAGCGGTTGCGGAAGAAAAAGCGCCTGAAAGGTTTTTGAGTCCGCTTGCAAGTTGTTTGCCGTTAATGAATGCCAAGTACCCGCCAATGAGTGGCAGGATGTTTCCTGCAAGCGGGGCTGCAGAATCTGCAAGCAGCTGAAACACCTTGGCGAGGTTTGAGACAGTTGTGGTCAGTGCGCTGGCTATGTCTTTTACGTCAATGCTTGCGATGAACGTAGACGCCTCTTCAGCGGCGCGAGTAAGTGCAGGGGCAAGCTCTGCCACAACTCGAGCCGCAAACGATTGCAGAGTCAGCTGCGTCTTCTGAAGCGAGTCATCAAGTTTTCCGATTCCATCAGTCTGCTGCGGGCTGAGCACAATGCCGAGCCGCTTTGCTTCGGCGGTCATCTGCTGCAGGTATGTTGCGCCTTCTTGGAAGATGGGCACAAGCTCGACGCCAGACTTCCCAAACAGCGACACAGCGGCTGCTGCTTGCTGTGCCGGGTTGGGCAGCTTGCTGATCGCAGCCACAACTGCGTTGAATGCTTGCTCTGGGTTAAGGTTGGAAAGATCGCCAACCGAAAGCCCGAGGTCAGCGAACGACTTGACTGCAGCCTTATTGCCAGTCTGGGCTTCGCCAAGGTTGATCGTCAGCTTTTGAACTGCACGCCCGAACGTCTCAAGGCCCACGCCAGACTGGTTTGCTGCCAGCGAGTAAGCCTGAAGAACGTCAGTCGTGATGCCCGTGCGTTTTGATAAATCATCAATGCTGGCGACAGCTCCAGCAGTTCCACTAATGAACGACGCAAAAGCGCTGCTCGCAGTGCGTACCGTGGAGATGAAAGCCCGCGAGAGCTCAATCGTCTTCAGCGTTGAAACGTCACGCTGTGTCTTCTTGGCGGCCAGGCCCAACTTCTCAAGTTCGACGACGCCGGCATTGATGCCGCTGGCCATCTGCACCGCAGACGCCGAGAGGTTGAATCCAAGAGAAATGGTTGCCATACGTCACTTTTTGCCAAGGTCGGCGGCCATCCGCTTTAAAGTCTCGGCTATCTGAGTTGGATGTTTCGGGGCCCTGTCTTCGATCGGGATGAACTTCTCTGGGTCTGGCGTCTGCTTGGAGTAGGGGGCGAGCACAGAAGTCAGGAGCATGGCTGTCTGCCCCCACGTATCATCCAGCGGCTGGAACCACCTGGCCCAAGCGATCCACTGCGAGAACTCGCGCGAGTCCATCGCGTCGATTTCTCGCAGCGTTTTCTTGAGGTGACCCGCCAGACGCAGCTTGAACTGCAGCGTAGGGCGGGCGTTTATTCCCCCGCTAGCTTCTTTATTTCCTCCTCGGTCAGTGCGTTGTGCTTGAGGGCCGCATGCCACAGGCGGTGCATCACGTCGCTGCTGCGACGCTTGATGGCTTCCTTGCCTTCCTCGCCTGGGTAGAGCAGGCCACCCTTCTCGTCGCAGAGCGTGCGGCAGAGCAACTCAGATCGGAAGTCAACGATGGCACCGTTGGAAGACTCAAGTGCCTTGATCTCATAGGAGTCACGATCGCCGACAGACATAAGGCGAATGCATATCTTCCCGTCTCCACCAAGTTCTGGTGCTTCAACGGTGATGATCTTTGCGTCTGGGGCGTTGTCGATCTGTTCTCGAGTCAGTGGCATTGCTCACCCGTCTAGTAGTTTGAACGTCACCGAATACCGGGTTACTCCGTTGAGTTCCGGCTGGGCAGTCCATCCCTCATAGACTGCATACGATGTCAAGGAAACGCCCGCGCCGGAAACTACGAGCGACTTTCTCAAGCCCCATTCGCCCGTGCTGATGTTTGCAGTTCCGAGGCACTCCACGGAAACGCTGCCGGCATCGTCAGTCCAGACAACGGTGCGGCCCTTAGAGGAGCCGCCTGCGTAAGACACCTGCAGGTCTGTGACCTCAGTGAACGCGACGCCGCCCCACGTTACAGACAGGCCGGTTGAGTGAGTCGCCACGGCTTCCTCCGCTGGCGATCAAGCAACCTGAAACGAGGCAGAGCCCTTGCAGGCGTCATTGACGCTGAGCGTAATGGTGCTGGACTTGCATGTGGCGTTAGCAGACAGCGAGATACCGCCAGTGATGCTAAGCGTGCCGCTGAGGCCCTGCGAAATCGGGGCACCACTTGACAGGTAGTCAATGGTCACTTCCTTGCCCGTGTCTCCAGCGCCGCCCTTTAGTGGACGCGCGAGCGTGGCAACGGTTTGCCCAGCTGTCTGGCCAAGGTGCGAAACGTCAATAGAGTCGGTGGCGTTGTTGTCGGCAATCGTGTAGGTGATGTTCGTGACTGTGTACGTCGTGCCGGCGAAAACAAACGTTGTGCCGGAACCATCATGCGGGGTCGAGGGCATTGGTTACTCCTGCCACCAAAGGTCGTACTGCTGTGTGATCTGATACGCCGGCGGTAAGTCAGAACCGGCCAGCGTTACCAAGTCGTCGGTTTCGTTTTCAAGCGACACCTGCGACACAGTGCAGCCTAGGACTTCGCCCCCGTATCCATCCAGAACCGAACGCATGGCGTCTGCGACCTGGCGGGCCTGTTCGTAGGTGGCTGCGTAAATGCTGTACTCCACCGTGACCTGCGGTATCCCGGCAGGACTTTGGAGCGTCTGCGTGCGTCTGATCGCCGTACGCCTCCACGTCACAAATGGCAGCGAAGCGGATACCGGGGCCAACGTTGGGTACGTCCCGGTGCCGATGAGCAGGGCGACTTCTGGGCTGGCATCAAGCACACGCTTCAGGGCGGCTTCTGGCGACTTCAGCATCAGAGTCCTCCTGCGTCGCGAAACTTGCGTTGGTATTCCGTGGCGGCACGGGTCAACGCCTTCCGCATTTCCACGTCGAGAGTTGTCTGCATCTGGCCCTTCGACTTATTGAAAGCCTTCTGCAGCGGATGACGCGCAGGAGATCCCGCAACAGATCCGCGAGCAATGAAGTCAACCGGGTACAGCCCTCGGCCAGTGAAGGGCCCGCGAGAGCGAAAAGACGAAAGCAAACCGCCTGCGGGTTGCTGCTTTACCCTGACGGCTATGGTGCGAATGCGGCCACCAAGAATCACTTTCTTCTTGGCAACCTGCCTGCTCTTGCCTGGGGATCGCGGCCTTGTGCCGAACTCCACTAGGTGCGAGTGGTAGGCCCGATTCGGCCCCTTGAGCACAGAGCCGCCAGTGAACGCAGGCACTGCGCCTTTTTGGCTCGCTGTGTTGGTTGGGCGTCGAAACT